GTATCTGTCAGTGTCGATTTGAACAGCCTGCTGGCTACATACGCTACAGGGACGCTCGCGGTATCTGCTGATGCCAGTTCTACGTTACCCGGCGTTGAGTCTACTTACGATACAGGCACGCTATTGGCCGGCAGTCTGACTCTCGCCAATCTCCCCGGCGTCGAGTCTGTTTACAATACTGGCACTTTGGTGGCCGCAACAACGTCAACGGCGGCGCTGCCTTCGGTTGAATCTGCTTATTCTGTGGGTACATTGGGGGTAACGGCCGCCACTGGTGCGAGATTACAAAGTCTCACTATAAGCGCTAACATTGGGCGCTTTGGTTTGATATATTGGGCAAATGTAGACGACAGGCAAACGTCAAATTGGCAGCCGGTGAGTGACGGCTCCGGTAACGGTTGGACCGATGTGAATGATAACCAAGCGGCTACTTGGAATTAGGAGAATAGACCATGGCGTCAACTTATTCAACGCTGCTGAAAATAGAGCTGATTGGTACTGGCGAACAAGACGGCTCTTGGGGTATCACCACCAACAGCAACATTGGCACGGCCATTGAGGAAGCCATCACAGGCGTTGGTAACCCATCATTTACTTCAGACGCCAACCTGACCATAAGCTTGTCGGACAGCCCTGCCACACAGATCGCCAGAAACTTGGTCTTGAACGCCACCTCCACGCTGTCTCTGACAGCAACCCGCAACCTCGTTGTGCCGGATGGGCCCAAGCAGTATATCGTGTGGAACAACACTACAGGCGGCCAGTCCATCGTTGTAAAGACCTCCGCTGGCACGGGTGTGACGGTGCCAAATGGCGCCAAAATGCACTTAATCGCAGACGGCACCAACGTGGTGCCAATGGCTAACTACATCCCTCAAGCGACGCTGGTGGGGTCAAAAGAAGTCTCTCTACCGATCGCCGCCTCAAACATCGACTTGAACGAGGCCAACTACTTTTCCAAGACAGTGACTGGGAACATAACCTTCACGCTGTCGAATGTGCCTGCAAGCGGCACCATTGCCAATTTTATCCTGCAGCTGACCAACGGCGGCGCCCATACTGTGACATGGTGGGCCAATATCCGCTGGCCCGACGGCGTGCCTCCGGTGCTGACGGCGTCAGGTACTGATGTGTTGGGCTTCTTCACCAGCGACGCAGGCGCCAATTGGTACTCATTCCTGATCGGTGAGAACATGTCATGAGCGTCAGGAACCTGATCCTTAACGCCGCGGCTCCGGGGTTTAACTTCGGGGCCAATTGGTATAACCGCAGAACGCTGTCTGCGGTAGGCGACAACTATGGATTTGGTCAGATAAACGCCGTTGCTTATGGCGGCGGGAAGTACGTAGTTTGTGGTCGTAACGGAACAAAAGTGGCCACAAGCTATGATTTAAGCACTTTTACCCATAATCAGTTTTACGGATCAGATACTGATTTACCGATGACGTACTGCTCCTATTTTGGTGGTAGATTCATAGGCACGCAGCCTTTCAGCAACTTTCCTATCGTGTATAGCACTGATGGTGTCACTTGGGTAACCGCAGATGACGATGACCCTGATGTGTGGGGAAGCCGGTATTTCATCACCAGCCAACGCTACCTGTCTAACCGGGTTGCTTACAACGGATCGGTATATGTAATTGTTGGCTCTGGCGATAGCTCATATTCCGATCCGACCTGCATGACCAGTTCAAATGCTTACAATTGGTTTGAACAGGCGGGTTTTACGTCCACTCTGGGTTCTGGATGCTTTCCTGTAGCGGTCTTTTGGACGGGTGTGAATTTCGTAGCCATCGCACAAGAATCAAACAGTACTGGAACGTTAGTTGCAGGCGAGCCTCTGCGTATTGTTACCAGCACCAATGGCGTTACATGGACTGAGCAAACCGGGCACGGATTGACGGACTTTGCTTCTGCGACTCTGCACAACGGAAATGTTGTTATCATATGTAAATCCGGTTCGTCTTCCTACCGTAGCGTTAAGAGTGTTGATGATGGTGTCACTTGGTCTGCTGGCAGCTTGGCTGGGGCAACAGCCTCATTGAGCATGGTATCCACGGGCGGCTATTTGGTGCGCTTGTCAGGTTCTACCGCCATCGCTCGTGCTGTTGATTTTGATACAAGTTGGTCTACTACCAACATTTCCAGTCTTTCTGGAAGCCCTTTTGCTCAACACCCCTTTAATGCACAGGACGTTGAAACTGAATCTGTCAGCTATGCAAACGGAAAACTGCTGGTTGGTGGGTCCACCTTCGCCGCTCTGTACGAGCTTGATCCTGCGACTTTCGCGGTCAATAACAAGTACCCGAATATCAACGACCGGGCCACCAAGTTCATTCAGTTCACTTGCGAGTCTGCCGCTTACGATGGATCGAATTACATATTTGTTGGGCAATACGGCCGCATAGCGAAAATTACGTCCAGCGACCTGCCGAGTTCTTCTGTTCGTGCGACCTTGACCAGCGTAACGTTAAACGCTTTGGCGGGCTGGGGTACGGTTGGAAGCGTCAATGCAGCTGTCTGGGACGGCTCTCAGTTTGTTGTAGCGGGGGACGACGGTAAGGTTGCTACCAGCCCAGATGGCACCACATGGACGTACCGAGGCGGCCTACGAAGCAGTGCTTGGGGTACAACAGCGGACGCCTTCTGCATGATTGTTGTGTCCGGAACCATCTACGTTTTTGGACAAGATGGCAAAGTCGCCTCGTCCAGCGATGGGATTACGTGGTCTCCCACGACGAGTCTCAGTTCAAGCACATGGGGTGCCAGAGACGTCAACGGCGTGGCTCATGATGGCACCAACTTCATTGTTGTTGGCGAAGACGGTTACGTTGCTACAAGCTCTGACCTAAGCTCATGGGCAGTAAACACCAGCTTGTCCGGTGCCAATGACCTTAACAGCGTTACGTGGAGTTCCAGTCTATCCTTGTTCGCTTTCTGTGGACAGAATGGCCTGTTGTACACAACTCCTGACGGTTCGACGCTTACCCAACGGTCTCTCGGAATAACGGACAATCTGACAGGTGTTGTTTGGGGTGACGATCGTTTTGTTCTGGTTGGCAGGGGCAAAGCTTACAGCAGCTCGGACGGGATTACGTGGACCAATCGAACCAGCGGACTATTCAATTTGACGGACTGGAGCACGAGCGTTACGCCGAACTCAGTGCATTGGTTGGGAAATCGTTTCTTGGTTTGCGGCCCCAGTGGTCGACTGGCCACATCACCTTGAGGATAGATCATGTTCGCTAGAATCAGTAACGGTTTTGTAGTTGAGTACCCCATCGAAGATATTCGTCGCAGATTGCCCGATCGCAGCCTACCTGCCGATTTGACCAAGGTGCATGAGATTGACGGGGATTTCTTCCGTATTTACCCCACTGATAAGCCGGTTGTAACAGGGGCCAAGCGGGTTGTAGAAATTACCCCAGAATGGCTTATGGGCACTTGGCGTCAAGCGTGGCGGGTGGAAGAGCTGGAAGGCGACGATCTTGAAGCGTATCGCAATTCCCTGATGCAAAAGCTGACCCAAAACGTGCAGAATCGCTTGGACGTATTTGCAAAAACTCGGGGTTACGATAGCATTTTGAGTGCGACAACTTACGTTGACGACCCCAACCCAAAATTTGCCCAAGAGGGCGAGTATTGTAAAAATGCACGTAGTCAGACTTGGAAAAAGTTGTATGAAATTTTAGATGGGGTGCTGAGCGGAGAAATTCCAGAACCGTCATCTTATTCAGACATAGAGCCGCTTTTGCCAGATTTGATTTGGCCAAATTGAGTATTAGGGGTTGCACATGGATACGCAAGATCAAGAATGGCGGCGGCGAATCGAGACCAAACTCGACACTGTCTCCGACGCGATTGTCAGTTTAGCACGGATGGAAGAGCGTATGGTGACCCTTTTCAATCGGATGGACACATACGACCAACGCCAAACCCAGATGGGAGACCGCGTCGGTCAGATATACGACCGTCTGATTGATCTGGAAAAGTCCTCACTCAAGGTCAAGGCGATGGAAAGAGTGATGTGGATTGTGGCCACCGCTGCCGTGTCCAGCCTGTTCTGGTTTATTCAGCAAAATTAATTTTGGAGTCCACATGGAACTTGTAATTTGGCCACTGGTGGAAGGACTTTTCAACGTCGCAATGGCCATTGTTGCCATTGTTGCCATGACTTACACCCTTCGTTGGTTGAACAAAATGACAGGTAATAGATTCGATGAAACGCTTATCGCAGCTTCGCCGAATGTGCGTCTTGGGTACTTTGGCGCTAGGCTCATTGCTTACGCCTTTGTCATCGGCAGCATACTTTCCTGACCGTTGGGACGAGGATTTTGAAAAAAGCGCTGAGGTGTACCTTCCTCCGGGAATAGATTGGCGTCTGTTAAAGGCCCAGTGCTTTCAAGAATCCAGCCTTCGCCCCGATGCGGTATCCCCGGTCGGGGCGTTTGGTTTATGTCAGTTTATGCCCGGAACCGCGGCAGATGTGTCAAAGCAGCTGGGCGTCACCGTTCAGGACTTCTGGAAGCCTTCAATCAGTATCCGCGCAGCGGCTCTTTATATGGGAAAACTGCACAGGACATGGCGGGCACCTCGGCCCCTGATGGATCGACACATGTTGGCAATGGCGTCATATAATGCCGGAGCGGGGCACCTGATAATGGCGCAATCGATTTGCGGCGGGGGCAACTTGTACAAACAAATTATACCCTGCCTGCCGAAGGTGACGGGGACGCATTCCAAAGAGACGATTGACTACGTTGATCGAATTTTGAACAAATGGTGGCCGAGGCTGATGTTCTCATGAACCCTATCACTGCGGTGCTGAAACGACTCATTTTCACCATGCTGCCTTACGTCATTGGCTTTTTGGCTTTGGGCGGGGCGGCGTTTGCCGCTTGGAATTATGTATCCAGCATTGGCTATAAGGCCCAAGTCACCCGACTGCAGGCAGAGGTATCTGAGCTACAGATTCAAGTGGCCTTTTGCGAGTCGAACCGGGCAACAATAGAAGCTGCTTTGAACAGGCTCAGGGAGGCCAATCAAGTTCTGATCGAAGAATCAGAAAGAGTAAAAAACGAGCTAAACGAAGCCAAGGCGAGAGCTGCGGCCGAACGTGAAGCTATGTTGGCTACCTTGAGACGAGAGCGCAGCAAAGTGTCGCAGTCTTGCGAAGAGGCTGCAAAGAGGATGGATGAATGGTTAAGTTCTTTGGATTGATCCTGATTCCGTTTCTGTATGGCTGCGAAACGGTGCGTTATGTGGACCGCGTTGTGGAAGTGGAGGTGCCGGTAATTGTACCCTGTGAGGTCGACATGCCGCCTCTTTACCCTTATTATTTCTATGAGATGCGCCCGGAGATGTCAGCGGCAGAGAAGTTTGATCTGGCTGTTCTGTCCCTGAAGCAGTACCACCAAGCTGAGAAAGAGCTGAGGGAGCTGCTGAGTATCTGCATCGGAGAGCAAAATGGCCCTGAAGAAGTTAGTTTTTAAGCCCGGCATCAACCAAGAGGGCACCCGCTACTCTACCGAAGGTGGTTGGTATGAGTGCGATAAAATCCGATTCAGACAGGGTTTGCCTGAGACAATCGGCGGTTGGGCACGTGCCAACAATAATACCTTTCTCGGGTTTTGTCGATCCCTTTGGACATGGACGACTCTGGCCAACGCCACATTGACCGGCGTGGGCACCAACCTGAAGTTTTACATCGAGCAAGGCGGTCTCTACCGGGACGTCACGCCGATTCGAGAAACAGACACGCTGACCGATCCCTTTGAGACTACATCCGGCTCTTCCATCGTCACTGTAAACGACGTTGCCGGTGGCTTCATTGACGGAGATTTCGTGACTTTCAGCGGTGCCACGGCGGTTGGTGGTTTGACCCTGAACGGTGAATATCAAATTACGTTTGTTTCTGTCGATGAGTACACCATTGACGCAGGCACCCCGGCCAGCTCTACCGCAACGGGCGGAGGCACGGTAACAGCCGCTTACCAGATCAATGTAGGCCCAGCTGAGATAACGCCGTTTGCGGGCTGGGGTGCCGGAGGTTTTGGCAACGGTCCATGGGGTGAGGGCGCGGTGACAGCTGACGTGCTCCGCTTGTGGTCCCAGTCGAACTTTGGTGAAGACTTGATATTTGGACCTGTGGGCGGTGGCATTTACTACTGGGATGCGTCTTCTGGCCTGTCTACCCGGGCCGTTGCGTTATCTACTTTGTCTGGCGCATCTGATGCACCAGTGATCCAAAACACCTTGCTTGTCTCTGACGTCAGTCGTTTTGTGTTCTGTTTCGGGGTAAATGAGCTGGGCTCTACCGATCTGGACCCCATGTTGATCCGTTGGTCAGACCAAGAAGACGCTGCCGACTGGACCCCTTCTTCGCTTAATCAGGCTGGCGGCATACGCCTTTCGCGTGGCTCAAAGATCGTAGCAGCACTGCAGGCTCGACAGGAGATTCTGGTCTGGACTGACACCGCTCTGTATTCCTTGCAGTACGTCGGCGCTCCGGTTGTATGGTCAACGCAGCTTGTGGGCGAGAACATCTCCATTGCTTCCAAGAACTCCGTGTCTTATATCAACGGGGTGGCGTACTGGATGGGTCGTGACAAGTTCTATATGTACGACGGTGCTGTGCGCACACTCCCCTGCGATCTGAGAAAGACCGTATTCAGTACCCTCTGTTACCTGAATTACCCACAAGTGTTCTCAGGCACAATCGACAGATTTCACGAGATATGGTGGTTCTACTGTGCCAAAGGGGACTCTCGCATAGGCTATTATGTCGTCTACAATTACCTTGAGCAGGTATGGTACAACGGCACTATGGCTCGCACAGCTTGGCTGGACTCAGGTCTGACCAATTACCCCATCGCTGCCAGCTACAACAATACTCTGCTGAACCAAGAGATCGGGATCGATGATAACGAAACCGGCATACCTGCTGGGATTAACGCCTATATTCAGTCGTCAGAGATAGATATTGAGGACGGCGATCGCTTCTCTTTTGTGCGTAAATTCTACCCTGACATGAAGTTCACAGGCTCAACCGCCGCGTCTCCAAAGGCCACATTGAGTGTTTTGGGGTTGTCCAGCAGTGGTAGTGGTTACAACGATCCAGAGTCTGTTGGTGGGGATAACGAGCTTGATATTACTCGCGGGGCAACGTCGCCGATCGAAGCCTATACTGATCAGCTAAACATACGAGTGCGTGGCAGGCAGCTGGTTATTCGGATTGAGAGTGATCAACAGGGGGTAGCGTGGAAGTTTGGCACACCTCGGATTGATATCCGCCCTGATGGTAGACGGAGCTGATAATGGCAAATCGTCTTGAAAAGGTGCCCTCTCCCGTTTTGCCGCTTGGCCCGGCGACCTTTACCCGGTCGTATTTTGATCAGTTTTTGAACGTGCTCAGGTTGTTTTTTAACCGACTGATTAACGTTTTTGACAATTTAACATCAACCAGTAACGGCGGACGGTTTCTCTATTTTCCCAATGGTTTGTTTTATAGCACGCAAGAGCAAAACGCCACTGTCATAGACACAGCCTACGCCGTCACTTACAACAATACGTATCTGTCCTCCGGCGTGTCAGTTGTCGATAACAGCAAGATCACAGTCGACATTGATGGCGTTTACAACTTTTCTTTCAGGGGGCAGGTCGATAAACATTCAGCAAACGTTGAACAGCTTGTTGTTTGGATCAGGAAGAATGGCGTGGATGTTGATAACTCGGCAAAGGTATACGGGATAGATGAGCCAGCTGATGTTAAATGGGTATTCAACATGGATATGCTTTCAGGTGATTACATCGAAATCATGTGGGGCGTGGCTGATTTGGATATACATTTTCACTATTACACAGCGTCGTCCCCGTATCCCGCCTCACCTTCTGCGGTAATGGCCGTCTCTTTTGTGAGTAACGTATGAATTTTAACATTCCGAATTTTAGCATCGAAGAGATCGAGGCTTTTTTGCAAGAGGGGCAAGAGAGTGCCGGTCAGCCCGTAGATGTATCCGTTGGTGTGCCCGGTGCTGCTACGCAGCGTGAGCCCGTAATGGGCGGCTCAGGCTTGGACCTTTCGGAATTAAACACATGGTTCTCCGAGCAAAATGCCCCCACCGCAGAAAAAATTACTGAGAACTTGCAAAATTTTCATGGTCAGCCTTTTGATATTACTACTTGGTTGGCCGAAGACCCCACTAGGACTCCTCAACAAGCCTTCGAACAAGGGTTATTCAGTGTTGGAAGCGGTAACGCCGCAGATAGCTTCGGCACCGGTCTGGGAGAAATGGGGCAGATTGCAGGGGGGTTCAGAAGCGAATATTCAAACAGGCTAGACGATCTTTTGTCTCAGGCCGGAAGAAGCAGAATTGAAGAGCGCGATGGGCAGTATTACGCGCTAAACACCGGGCAAGACGATGCATTTAAAGGCATCAATGCCGTACCGGTTGGTTATGAATTCGCTGAAGATGTCGGCGTCGGCGAATGGGGAAGAATTCAACAAAAAGACACTTCCCATTGGTTAGATTTCGTAAAGCCTCTGACCACATCAATTCTTGCTGCGGGAACCGGGGCGGCGCTAGGCCCGTTGATTGCTCCAATTTTTCAAGGTTTTGGAGCCGCAGCGCCTTATTTAACCAAAGCCGTAGCGAGCGCAGCGACTCAACTTGCCAGCACTGGTACCGTTGACCCTGTTGAGTTGGCAAAAAATGCACTGCTTCAAGGCATTGAGGCAATTTCACAAGCTCAGTTGGGCGGGTTCAATTTTCCCACTGATGACAACATGATAATGAATTTTGCAGAGGGGGCGGGGGCGGCTGATGATGCAGTAGGGGCATGGGACGAACTTTTCGATCTTCTTAAAGAAGCGGACGTGATGGAGGCAATTCAAAATACGGATTCCGTCACACCGCCTCCGATAAACATCCCCACCGCCCAGCCTACCACTCCGGCGGAAGAGCCTGTTGCACCCGTTGAACCAAGGGCACTCACTGACAATGAAATGGCCTTCTATGGTCGCTTGCGTGAGATGGAGGATGCTGGTCAGCTTACTCCTGAACAAATACAACAGATGCGGGACTTCGAGTCTCAGTATGGTCTTGAATCACCTGCTGCACCTGCAATAGACATAGGAGCTGCTTACCAAAAATCCTTGGGGAGAGAAGCTGACGCCGAAGGTGCTGAGTTTTACAGGCAGGTTGCAGAAGCTGCGGGCTGGACACAAGACGAACTGGAGCAATTCCTAGCTGACTCAGAAGAAGGTCAGGCTTATGCAAACCAACTCACACAAGGCCCCGGCATCCTCGATTCAACAACAGTAACGGACTCTGAAGGCGTCATTCGTGATCCCAACGACGGTCCACGTTTGAACGATTGGGCAGTTGGCGTGCTTGGTCCGCAGATCGGTGACGAAGAGCTGCAGATGATCATTGATGCAGCCATCGCAGGTAACCCTTACAGTTTGTATGGCGTCGTGCTCGATGCAGAAAGGCTGTTCGAAGGCGACGATATCGGCACGGCCATAAACTTCCCTGACGTTAGTCAGTACGAAGGCGATCTGTTTGAGGACATCATTAAGCCCACTCGCCCCGGTGCTGTTGAAAAGCCGCCCACCACTCCGTCATACCCGTCTGACATAGACACAAACGTAGATACCACGGAAAACCCGCCGCCTACGTTTACCGATCAGACC